ATCCGCATATCTTGCAGGAAACCACTGCACCCCTGAATTTTGCCATGAAGGGACCTCCAGTTTGAGCCGAAGCCTACACTGGAATACGTTCCTAAACCACAGCTAATTCAGTCGCGCGCCTTGGTTTACAGGGAGGTCGAAGCACACTCCAAGCGGGCCATCCAAAGCTGGTTCAAGATCAGGGCGAGATGCCAGAACTTGTAACCGGCGTAGCCACGCTGGCCGAGCGGATCGTCCTTGGTCTTCTGTCCGACCGGGATGATCGAGGGCGCAACCGAGCCCTGACCGCGCAGCGGCACGATGCCCCAGGCTTCCTTGCCGAAGAACAGGACCGGGTAGACGTCGGCCGAAGTGCCCGAGGTCGAGACCATCGAACCCTTGGCGCCACCGGCATCCGCGATCGCTGCCAGATCGGCAGACAGCATGTAGCGGACGGTTTCGACGGAGCCGATCTCATGGGGCGAGATCACCGACCGCTGGCCGTATTCCGCGCAGGGCACGAAGCCCGGCATGTTGCGGATGTCGGAGTCCAGATCGGTGTGGCCGACGGCGATGTAGCCGGCTTCCACGGGACGGGTGGCGTAGTCCGGCGAGCCGCCGAGCACATTCGTCACCTTCATCGCCTTCTGCGCCTCGAGGGCACGGACGACCGCGCGCTGCTTGCTCAGGGAGATGGGGGTGTTGACGTCGGTGCGCTGCGAACCGTTGGCAAAAAACGCATTGGTGCCACCCTTGAGGACAGCGTAGTTCAGCGCCTCCTGGGTGCGGCCGATGTTCTCGCCGAGCATCATGGTGATGTCGTTGAGCACCGGGTCTTCGTGGGTATCCTCGATGACGTCGGTGACTTCGGCAACCATGCCGTACTGGGAGAGCGCACCGCTGACGTCTTCGTAGCGGAACGAGGTCGAGGACGGCGTGACGCCTTCCTGCAGCGGGATCGTCGAGGCCGCGAACGGGACAGGGCGGCGGAACTTGATGTTCACGCCCTTGTTCTTCGGCATCGGCTTGATCAGTGGCCCGGTCTTTTCGAGGACCAGGCTCGGACCGGCATGCTTGAGCATCTGGCGCTCGGCATAGACGGTGGTGCGCTGGGAAATCCCAGGGCTGGTCGAGAGGTTGGCAGACATGGTGGTTGTCCTTGCGTTGGACGCTCAGACGGTCAGGTGCGTGCTTCCATTGCTGCGATAGCGTTCCATATCTCTTCCGGGTCGCCCTCTTCAGGGATGCCGGAGACGGTCGGGCGTGAGCCGGACCGCTGGGGGGATGCGGAACTGTCGAGCTGGCGTTTGCGCCTGTCGTCGAGCTTGGGTGGGGTTTGAGGCTGCGGCGCCGGTTCCGGTGCCTTGATCAGCCCGAGATGTTTCTTGAAACCCTCGACCACTTCGATGGCGCCCTGCCCGTCGTAGATGTCGTTGGCGTTGCGAGCAGCGGCCTGGCGGATGCGCAGCGGCTGGTCGTCGACCCATGCCCTGAAGGCGGGGCCGTTCGCTTTGAGGACATCGACGTAATCGGGATGCTTCTCGATGAGAGTCTGGGTCTGCACCTCGACGATCTGCTTCAGTTCGGCCTGGTCAGCCTCTAGGCTGGCCCGCTCGGCCTTGGTCAGACGGTCGAGTGTCCCGTCGATCTTCTCCAGCGCCTTGGTGAGAGGGGCTGCGATCTCCGGGTAATCGTCCTTGATGCCGGCGATCTCGTCGCGGGCATTAGACGCATCGCTGTCCGACTTGCTCTGAGCAGCGGCGGCGATCTTACGCTGTAGGGCTTCGAGACGGCCCAGGTCCGAACGGATTCGATCCCTCGATTTTCCGAGCGGCTTGGTCGAGTCTAGGCTGGATACTTCGTCCTTGATCCGCTGTTCCAGTTTGCGGGCCTCTGACAAAGCGGCATCTGCGGCTTCGTCGGCCGTCGCTGGGGCGGTCTTCTCGCTGGTGGCGTCGTCGGACCCATTGGCGTCGTCATCGTCGCTGGCGGCCTCCGTAGGCGGCTCAGTGTCGGATTTATCGCCCTTGGCTTCCTCGCTCTGGAACTCTGACCAGATTTCGGAATCGTCCTTGGCTTCAGGTACGACCTGCTGTGCTGCAGGCACGGCGGGTTCGTCAGCGGCTGCGGATGCAGCGGCCTTGTTCTCTTCAGTCACTATTCAGCCTCCAGTTGGAAAGGTCAGTAGCCCGCCGGGTCGAAGCTGGCGCGCAATTGCTCGTCGCGGATGCGATCGGTCGGCTCCGCGAGTTTAAGGACGTCGCGCAGCGCCATGATCTTGCCGCGCTCGATATTGGTCTCGGCCAGGTCGAGGTTCGTTTCCAGCCGCTTGGTGGCCGCCGCGATCCCGTCCCGGGCGTGCTTGCGCACCACTTCCCATGTGTTGCTGTGCGGCTCGATCTTCATGACAGGTCCGGCGCCGTCGCCACGATCTTGGCCGGCTTGACGAAGTTCTCGTAACGAAGCGAGAGCCACGAAGCCGGGAGGAACTTGCAGATCAGCCCGACCCGGCGCGCGAGCGATGCGCGGTCACGCCGCTTCAGCGCCTCGACCAGCAGGGCCATCTCGGTCTGGGTCACGCCCGCGTCCCTTCGATCGTCTTGCCGTTCTTGCCGCCGGCAGAGATGAACCCGCCCGAGCCGGTCGGCTGCTCGCCGCGCTGGCGGGCCTCTTCCGCATTCTGCCGCTCGACCGCGATCTCGGCAGCCATCCTGCGCTCGTCGGAGTCCAGCTTCTCCCGGTGCATCTGCAGCCTCGCCTCCAACTGGTCGAGGTTCATGTTGCCGGTGGCCGCGAGCTTGATCAGTTCGGTCTCCCGCTTGATGATCTCGATCTCGCGCTTGGCCTTGTTGTCCATGTTGGCCCGGGCAACCTCTGCACCGATGCGGTCTTCCTCGATGTCGAGCTTGCGGTTCTCCAGTTCCATCTTGCGCTTTTCCGCCTCGGCGACCGCATTGTCGTTGGCAGCCGCGGCAAGCACCGCGTCGATCTCGTTGTCGGTCAGGACCACGTCGGCCGACGGGATCATCAGCGACTGGAACAGTTTGCGCAGGATGTCGCGGTTCTTCAGCATCGGGCCATAGACCGGATGACCGCCCAGGTTGGTGGCAATCGCCATCAGGGTCTGCGCCTGCATCTCGCGAACCAGCAGCACCGAAGAGCCACGGGCATCGACGTCGTAGTCGCCCTTGATCTCGTCCTTCTCGTTGAACTGCATGTTCCAGTCGTAGAGCCGGCGAATGTCGGGCGTCGTCACGTCGTCGTCGAAGTTCTTCACGATGCGGCGGAACACCACGTTCGTGGCGTTCATCAGGATCGCCATGCCCTGCGCCGTCTTGGTCGTGCCCGCGCCCTGCTCGCCCTGCGCGATCTGCGGCATCGAGCTCATGTCGTCGATGAATTGTTTCGACAGCGTAATGATATTGGCGAGCTCGACCTGGTGCATCGGCACATCGAAGGTCTCGAATGCGCGATGCTCCTTCGGCAGGCCGGCCAGCGCCTTCCAGATCTTGCGCGGCGCCATCGTCCAGTTGCCGTCGGCGGGCTCGATCAGTTCCGTCGCGATGACGATCTGCGGCCCCGAAGCCAGTCCGGCATTGTCCATCATCGCCCGCCATGAGGCATTGAGCGACTTCTGCGGATCGCGGATGACGGCCGGGATGCCGTAGCCAAAGACCGAACTGTCGTCCTTGACCAGGTTGAACACCGAATACATGCACTCGCCGGAGTCGTAGGGATAGATAGAGAATTTCAGCAGTTCGTTGTCGCAGAACCAGACCACGGCGTTGATCTCGGCCAGCGGGTCGACTTCCTGCATCTCCTGGAATGTCGCATCGTCGCCGACCGCCTGGGCAAGATCGCGCATGTCGTCGGTGCTGAGGGGCCCGGAATACTCCCACACATGGTAGAGGTCTCCGGTGATCTCCTGCTTGTCGCCCGTGATGTTGCGCAGCGAGGCCATGTAGGAGGGTGCTGACTGCCGCGGCTTCTGCCTGAGCAGCTTCTTGATCTTCTCCTTGTCGAAGCCCGGCAGCCGGGCCAGCCCCTTCATCTTCTTCTCGTTCATCAGGTGGCGCTCGAAGTTGCCCTCGCCGTCCTGGATGTTCTTGACGTTCATGTCGGGGAAGAAGGACCAGAGATCGACATGGCGCATTGCCGGCCGATCGCCGTTGGTCATCTGCAGCTTGTAGCCGCCGTCCTGCGTTTCCTGCTGGCCGTCGGGCCCGATCTTCGGAGTTCCATCCGGGTTCGTGACCGGGACCTTCTCGATCTGCCAGCCCTTGCGCATCTTGTCGCCGGTAACCGGGCCCTTGGTGACGCCGGTACCGAACTTGCAGGCATCCTCGATCTGGTCGCGCTTGACCGCGTGGTAGCTCGACTCCTTCAACTGGTCGTCGATCTCGGCCGCCATCAGGTCGCAGCGCCGCTGGCCTTCCTGAATGACCATCTGCAACTGCTCGGCCTTGGTGCGGGCTTCGTTGGCCTTGTCCTGCAGCGCCTTCAGTTGCGGATCGGGTTCCTGCCCCTCTGGCAGCCCCGCCTTGGCCGTTGCTTCAGCAAGACGGGCCGCGAGGTCGTTTGCAGCCTTCTCGGCCTCCTGCGCCTGCTTGGTGAGCCGGGGAACCGGTGTCGGCTGGATGCCCCAGTTCTTGTCGTCGGTCGGGAACAGCAGGTCCATCAACCGGGCCGACATCGCGTCCGTCTTCGGCCGGGTCAGGTTGATGTAGAGCTGCGACTTCTCGGCCTCCCTCAAGGCGCGTTCGGTCTTGGTGTCGTAGCGGCCATGGTACTGGCTGGCGTCGAGTATCCACGCTTCCTCGAGCGACTGGCGCTCGCCGACGCGCTTGTTGGCGATGGCCGCGAGCCGTCCGACGATGGCTTCGAGCTTGGTGCCGAGCGCCTTCGGATCGCTCCTGCCGGGCTGGCTGGCGTCGGGCATGTCGGTCGGGAAGTTTTCAGCCATCAATACCCTGCCACTTCGTCAGCGATGGCCGGGCCCGAACGGATCGTGCTCGCCGGCCTCTGGATCGTCGCGATCTTGTCCCAGGTCATGACGAGGTAGCGGCCGGCGTCCATCAGGTGATCGTTCACCTTGACGACCTTGCCCTTCTCGTCGCGCCGGTAGACCCGGTATTCGTTCTTGAAGTTCTGCAGTGTCGAGAAAATCTTCAGCCGCCCGATCTCAAGCAGACTCCACACCGCGTAGAGCCCGGCGTCGACCGCGTTGGCGGCGGGAACAAGCTTCAGCCCCTGCCCCTGATAGGTCGCCAGAAGCTGCTCGCCGTCCTTCTGCTGGCGCCCGCGCGCCGCCGGATCGATCGCTCCCCGGATCCACTCACCACGCGCCTTGATCGCCGCGGCATGGACCTCGGGCACCGCCTCGCCGCGATAGTGTTCGGCGTAGAGGTAGAGCACGCCGGTCGACGGCTCCTTGGCTCCCCAGATGCAGGCCGTGCGGTTCCAGCCGACGTCGAGCGCATAAGCCTTCGGCCAATAGGCCGGGATGGCGAAGGGCTGGACCTCGATCTCCGATAGCGGCACCGGGTAGATGGCGCCGGCGCCCATCGACGGGATGCCTTCGGATCGTGCTTCACGAAGGTGAGGAGGAGTTGCCTCCAGGAGTTCGCGCTGTGTCTTTTCGTCGATGTGCGGCACATCCCGCCAGCCCGCCCTAACAACGTATTTGGACGAGCTTATCTCACCCATCAGCGAGACCCGAGCCGCAAACGTCGCAGATCGCACGGTAAACGCGGCGTTCTCCCATTGTCAGGCTCCGTTAGGGTTGGTTCAGATCGGCTCAAATGCGGGACGGTGGACATTCAGACAGGAGTTCGGCTGGCGCGTCATGCGATAAGCTCGAAGACACTCGTCGCAACGCTCCTAAGCAGCGGCACCGCCGCCTTGAGTGTGGTGTAGTCCCCAGAACCGTCCGGCTTAACCGAAACGGTGCTGGAGAATACTATTCCCCCAGGCTGACACCTACCCTCCACGTATTGTAGAGGCTGTTGATCTCAGCAGCCGTGAGCGCCCGGCCGAGCCCGATTTCTATGACGTCCTCGTCCGTTACGACGGCGATGATCCCCTCGACGAGATCGAAAACCTGAACGCCGAGGAACTCGAACTGGCGATCACCAAGATGGAAGAGAAATACCAAGGCGCCGAGGTCGATTATATTGGCGTCTGATCCGGCCTTAGGTTAAGCCCAAACCCTCGTTCTGACGGTGACTGCGGAGGGGTCGTAGAGTTTGACACCACTGGTGCCCACAAGACCAGTGGGCTCACCCTTTTTCGATACTTGAGAGGCCATGGCCCCAAGAAGTTCAAGGATGCGGGTGCGCTCGAATACGTCACCCTCGGTTGGCATTTCAAACGTGAGCAAGGCGGCAAGCTCGCCATAGGCACCCATGTTGACATGGTGGCCGTCTACGATGACTGCCGGGGTGACTTCCTCGCCGTTTTCGTTGAGGACTGCGGGGGTCTTGGTGACTGTACCTATCTCGTCAATCATGACGCCAGCAGAGGGGGTCAGAACTCCCTCCACCATTTCAGCCAGCGGAGTGCCGGTTACAGGGTTGGTCAATGCTTCCATCGTGGCGATGAACGTTGCACGGTCAGGGGACCAGATCAGATACTCGATCATGCTGCCATCGCCTGTAGTTCTGCGTTGGTGACGCGGCGGGGGAGGTATTTCAATTTGGCGATGTGGCCATTGGGGTAGAAACCAGTGTTATCCACCGACAGCCTTAGCTCTGGCGTCCCCGCGAACAAGGTAACTGAGGTGTCTGTGGCGACGTTGTTCCCATCTACCGTCGCTGCCGCGTCATTCTCGGCCCACGTAACTATCCGCTTTTGAACGGAGGTTGACGCTCCTATCCCCGCGGGCGAAAGCGAGAACTGCGTGGCCCCACTAGAGGTCATCAGCATCATGCCGTTGCGTATAGAAACTTTGTTGCTGGAGTTAATTAATAGATCGACACCGTGATTGGTGCCCGCAGTAGCGGAGATGCTTGATGTCTCTACGGCGAACATTCCTGCCGTCTGACTCCACGGGAACATGGAGCCGGCAAGGCTGATCGCATCCGCCGCCCTAGTCACCTGTGAGGCAACCGTTGGGATGTAGCTGGTCGCGTAGGAACCGGCTTCGAGTTGAGCGCCCCAGATATAGACCCCTGACGTGCCGTCGCCGGAATAGTTGTAGCTCGCCGCGCTGCCATCATCATCCAAGCCAATCCTGAAGCCGTAGTTCTGTGCTGTCAGCGTGATTCCATTGAGGCTGCATCGATACCACCCATTCCCGACATTCCTGATGGTTCCACCGCTCGCCGCTGTCCCGTTAACAAGATCAAAGATGACTTGAGTACCTGTCGTGCTGCGCTCGCCGATGTAAAGATACCGGGTGCTCCCCGGTTTGAGCTTCGCGTATACGGAGGCAACATAAGAGCCCGTGAGCGATAACACCGTCCCTTGGAGATAGTGCTCGGATGTTGCGCTGTTTTCGGCCAGCAGATCGGCGGTGAGCGTGCCATCCGGTGCAGTTGCCTGATCGGCGGTCGCGGTCGTGTTGGACTTTGTCCATGCCACATTATCGAACTGCTGCGAATAGGTTCTCAGGTTCGTCCGCTGTTCCTCGATCAGCACACCCTTGGCCGCAAGCGTCACCGGATCATAGTCGTAGGGGAGGTCGTAGCGGGCTGCGGAAGTCGTCGGGAGGTAGGTGGTGGAATTGGTCGGAGCTAACTGAACTTGTGCCCCCCAGATATACAACCCAGACGATCCATCCCCAAGGTAGCTAGACGTATTGTCAGACTGTGCGATAGCCAGACCAATGTAAGGGTTAGCCTTCGTCGGTGCGAACGTGATAGAACACCTGTACCAGCCATCACCAGCATCCTCTATTGATGCCGCAATGTTGAGCGATTGACGAGTGCCTACAGAGCCTGTCGATAGATTAAACCATGCCCCAAGATTACTGTCATTAAACCCAGTGAAATACAGCCAATTTCGTTCTCCAGCCTTGGCGTATACTGAGCATACAGTTCTCGCGCCAACTGCAAAAATTGCAGCTGTTTGCGCAGTATGATGCGTCGAAGTAGCAGAATTTTCTGTGATCTTGTCGGCTGTAATAGCGCCTGTCGGGCTTGCTATCTGGTTTGTTGTAATAGTGTTGTTGTTGTAGCTCCCCCACGCTGCGTTGGCAAAGTCCTCCGAATACGTCAGCAGATTATGCCGCGCATACCTCAGCACCCCATCGGACCCGTAGGTCATCTTGGGGCTAGGCGCGGTGTAGGTCAGGAGGTCAACGGGTTGACCGGAGAAGTTCGTCGTGTGCCCCCGCACCAGTGCGCTGTTTTCGGTAAAGTCGATGGCGAGGCCCGAGGGTTCATTGCCGAGATAAGACCCCGCAGCCGTGGCCGCGCCGAATAAGCCCCACTTGCCGACGAGCGGGCTGTAGAGGCCGAGAAAACCCCTGTTCATCAGGCCGCGGCCACAGCTGCGACTTTTAGTCCGGACGAACGGGGCTGGAAGAAATATGGCTCGGTTGCGACCAGCTTCATGTGGCTTGTCGTAGCCGTTGGGGCGCTGGAGACGAGAATGTGGCAATCGGCGTCCGCCACGACCCGGACCAGACCGCAAGCGTCAGAGAATGCCGCAGAGGCCGCAGACGTGGTGAATGAAACAACTTCGTTCGCCAGCGCCGGCTCAACCGGACACTGCGGCCCAGCCCCAGGCATCCCGACAATTCCAGAATACTGTGTGACATACAGATTTGCCATCAGGCTTTCCTTTCGGGTAGCAGGGGATCGGGCGGAACCCGGCGCCTTGTCTCGGCAACGGCGAACCGCTCGGACTCGACCACGACCGGCTCGGCGAGCAATTCCATGCGGTGCATCTGGCTGCCGATGACCTGGTAGAGCCCGTCGTCGGTGGCGACGATCAGCCGGCCCTCATGCACGACCATCGCGACAATGCCGGATATCCCGGTCACCCTGACCCGCTGATCGCTCATCCGTGGCCTCGCTCAGATTCCGGGGCGGTCTTCGGTCGGCATGAACTGCATGACCGTCTCACTGAGACCGGCGAGCGGCGTGAACGTCAGCACGATGATCCCGTTGGTGGTCGCGGTGCGTATAAGGCACTCGCCGTAGACGTCGAGCGGGCATTCCTCGTCGACCCAGATCACATGCTGCGCGGTGCCTTCGAACGATCCGCGACCCTGCTCGTAGGACTTCAGCCCGAGGCGGGACCATTTGCCCGAGACATGCCGGACCTTGATCGTGTCGGCGAGATCGGGGACGCCCTTCTTCCATGTCGGCTGACCGAGCAGATGGCCCGGCACCATTCCAGTGCCCGAGACGATCTTGCGCGGACCCTCGAACGATATTTCCCCCAGCAGAGACGCCTGCACGATGTCGCGCGTCGTCTCGTTGGTCTTGCCGGCCGCCCAGGCCCTGATCGGCTGATCGAACCGCCTTCCCGTCCACCAGTCAGGATAAAGCCCGGTCAGGTGGCAGGTCATCGAATAGGCGCCGGCCCAGGTGTTGTGGGTGACGATTCCGTGGTCCGTGACGAACGTTCGATCGGGATGTGCGACGGAAATGCATGTCGCTTCGCCGGAGGATGCGTCCTCGATGCGGTGGAGCACCCGATCTGCCGTGTTGCGTCTCGGGTTCCAGCGCTCTGCCTTCCGCGTGAGCCGGAAGGGGCAGATGTTAAGCCGGATGTGCAGGCGGTAGCTTGGCTGCCCTGCCCTGCGCTCACCATTGTGGGTGTAGTATGTCTGCCTGGCTTCGACCGTGGCCTTGCCACCCAGGGAGTGAACGAGGAATTTGACATCCTCGATAAGCCTGGTGGATACCGAAGAAAACTCCATGGCACCGGTCTTGGTGATGCTGCCATCGGTATCCATCAGGCCCTGAAGGACCCCAAGGCGGGTTGGCACATCGTTCAGAAGATAGTCCCGAGGCACGTGTTTCTCGGAGGCCAGTGTACCGAAGGCGCCCAGATGCCGAAGGTCGTTGATTAGCGAATGGTCGCTAAAGAACTGGCCCCTGGAGTTACGGACTCGACCTTCGGACTTGCAGAGGCCGTAGTCACAACCGCCGGAGTGCTTAATCGCAAGGCCTGCCGGCAACGCTCCCCGAACCGTCTCAACCATCTCTTGGTCAACCGTGGCAAAACTGACCCCCCCCCTAAGCGTTCCGTCTCCAAGCAGAGCGCCAAGCAGATACGGGTCGACCGGCACTTGTCGCTTTGCCAACTGCCAAGGCCGTGACGTCGGCATGACCACTCGCATTCTTGGGATGGGGTTCGATCCGACTTCCTTCAGGATCGTTTCAGTGTCCGCAACCCGCCATTCGCCGTGGAATGGGTTAGCCTCCGTCACACCGTGGCTGCGGCGATATGCATAGCGCGACCGCGGATGCTGATACTTCCACAGATGCTCCCCGCAGCAGTCGATCGTTTCGCCCACATCGAACGTCAGCCGATAGAGCGGCTTGACGCCCTGGGGGTAGACTCCCGTCACGGTCGTGATGGTCCCGTCGCCGGCTACAACCGCATCGCCGACCTTCAGCGTCTCTATCGACGCCCACCCGCCAGGCGTTGCGACCGGCGTGCCGTTGCGAAGCGCCTTTCCGACACGGTTGGCAGCCAGAAAGCAGGTCTCGCGGTATTTCGCGCTCGCGTTGAAGAACTCGAGGTGCTTCGGGTATTTCTCCCGGGCATAGATGATCGAACCGTCGGGCTGGCGCGTGTCTTCGTCGGGGAACAGGCGGAAGAACATCCGCTGCGCCCGGCGCCGCTCCTTCTCGGCGAGGATCTGTGCGACGATCTCCTTGCGCTCCCGGGGCAGGGCCCGCAGGTCGTCAAGCGTGTAGTGGAGCATCAGTGCGACGTCTGGACCGCGTTGCTCTTGTCGGTCAGGAACTGGTTCTGCAATTCGCGGTCGAGCTCGTCGTCGCTCATCTCATGGTAGACATGCGTCACCGTCACCTCGGACCGCTCAATGAACATGCCCAGGTGCTTGGCGATCTTCTCGATCGCGCTGTTCTTGTCCCACAGCTTGATCTTGTAGACCGTCTCGGCCTTGTCATCCTTCACCGTGGTCGTGGCCTCGACAGACGATACGGCGGCCGCGAAGTCGTCGTCCCAGTCCTTCGGCGGCTTCACCCGGCCGTCCTTGTCGAAGGCCCTACGCAGGTCGGAGTGACCGATCCTCACCATCTCCCGCAGCGTCGACATGATGTCGATCTCGGCCATGGCGGCGGTCTTTTCCTGCAACTCGCGGACCCGTGCCGAGACCATACCATTTCCTGCCAGCCGCGCGGCGTGGCCGTCATTGGGCTTGAACCCGGCGTCCGCATAGGCTTCGGCTTGCGTCCGGCCCTTTGCGAGGCCCTGAGCGAACGCCTCATGCTTGGGGTTTGGAAGGACTGGCATCAGATGACGCGGTGCGCGGCGCCGGCCATACGCTTACGGTTCGCGCAGAGGCAGCAGCGGCGGCCTGAACGGCACCAACTGGTGTAGCACACGAATTTTGACA